CCGGTTGATACAGCGTCTATAACACAATCGGATACTGGGAACTTTACAAGTAACTTTACTACTACAATTACACAAGATAATCAATACACTAAGTTCACTAAAGTTGATGTTTTTGACGATGGCGAGTTTGTAGATACTATAAATCGTGAAATAAAATTAGGTTCTAACAGTTTACTTTTTGATAGCACTGTCGGCGCTTCTGCGGTAATAAGAAACGATGGTGTCAGTGGAAGTTTAGTATTAGAAGCAGGTACTGGCAATGCCGATGAAGGTGATGCTGACGGCGGCGACATAGTAATAACTTCAGGATATTCGGGCGTTGGTGGCAACGGTGGTAACATCATATTAAACAGTAATGCTGATATTTTTGTTGGGCCATTAGCAAACACATTAGATATAAGAATTGGTGGAGGCCCAGGATACGCTGGTGAAAATAACACATTCTTCTATGGTAATGTGAATATCGACAGTGGAAAAAAATTAGACACAGAATCTGTCACAAACAGCTCGGGCAATTTAACACTTGACAGTACAAGCGGAGCCGTTATTATCGGTACTAATGCCACACAGACTATTATAAACGGCGATGTTGATTTTGGCAATTCAGGAACCATAGATTTTACTGGGGCTACTGTAACAGGTGTAACTGTATCAGGTGACATTAATGTAGGCACAGTACAAGGTACAGCAAGTGCTGCACTAAACATCTACAGAGGTGCAGGCGGAACAGTTAGTTTAGGTGACGCTTCGAGTGGGGATGTAACAGTTAGTGACAGTGGCATTAACATTACTTCGACAGGCGGAGTTGCTGTTAACGGCGCAGTAGGCGCAACAGTTAGTATCGGTACAGGCGGAACTGCAGGCGATGTTACTATTGGTAAAGTAGGCAACACTACAACAATAACCGGCGGACTAGATTTAGATAGTGCAGTTATTGACTGGGTTCCTATTGTAAGTGATGTAATAATAAACAACGGATTACCAGTTGGTACGAAGTTTACACAGCCTGTACCTACTACGAGTAACGGTGCAAGTGGCGATACTCTAGGTACTGTAGCATTTGACGGTAGCTATATCTATTATTGTACCGCAACTTATACAGACGGTGTAGCAGATATTTGGAAAAGAGTTGCTTGGTCGGCGGACACTTGGTAATACGATAAATATATAAAACAATAGGATCAAACAATGGCAGTTAATTTAATTAATATCGGTACTTTTGCAAACGACGGAACAGGAGATGACCTCCGTGAAGCGTTTGTTAAAGTGAATCAAAACTTTGAAGATTTAGATTTGAGAAACGACGAGCAAACTACTGCGACTAACATCGGCGATGCAGGCACAGGAAGTGATGTATTCAAAGAACGCATTGGGTATGATCTACAGTTTAGAAGAATAAGGCCTGCGCCCGGTGGACGTGTTACTGTTGAACAAACAGATGAAAATATTGATTTAAATGCAGTCGGCGGCGATTGGAGATTTATAACAAACAGCGGAACTGATCTCAAAGTAGACAGTTTAGCGGATCAGATGGTACACCTAAAAGGCGTCCCTTGGCCAGAGACTATTGCGCCTGGCGGCGTTGATCAAGTGTTTATCAGTTATAACGGCGACAGTGGCGAAATTGAATTTCGCATTAATCCTAAACTAAAAGCAGATGCTAATCCTGTACTAGGCGGAAACTTAGATGCAGCATTTAGAGATATTAATAATGTTAGCACTGTAACAGCGACAACCTTTAGTGGCGAACTACAAGGCAATGTTTGGGGCATAGATATTCGTCAAAAACTTGCATTTGCTGATCCTGGCGTTTTTGATTTCGGCGGTTTTTCGGACACTGTTGACAGTATCTTTGATTGGATTGTTTCTGGCTCAGATGTAGACTTTGGAACATTTGCAGTACCAGACCATAGAACAATTGATGCAGGTTCAATTATTACTTAATGTCATAGGAGCCTAAATGTTTTGGACACAACCCACAGGTACTAAATTAGGTACACTACAAGAAAGAACTAGTACGCTAATTCCGTTGCCTGTAGACAATGCAGATAATATTGTTAGGATTAGTGGTACAATGCCGCCGGGTCTTCGAGTCGAAGGCGCAACTATAACAGGTACCCCTTACGAAGTAGCTAGAACAACAGATTTTACATTTTGTTTAAGAGCATCAGCTGATCAAGACTTTCAAGATAGAAGTTTTACTATTACAATAGAAGGCGCAGACGAGCCAGTATGGGTAACACAAGAAGGTCTTCTTCCTGTAGGTGTAGCACAACAGTATTTTATTCTAGACAGTCAGCCTGTTGACTTTCACCTAAGTGCAATTGATCCTGATATTCCAACAGGTGAAAGATTAGAGTATTGGATTGCGTCAGGCGATGGCGTACTGCCTCCGGGTATACGACTATTATCAGATGGTAATCTTGTAGGTGTAGTAGATCCTTTGCTAGCACTAGACAAAGATGCAGGCGATGGTGGATTTGATTCGCAACCATATGGACCATTTCCTTTTGATTTTAATATTATAAGCCACAACGGTTTTAGTAGTTTTTATTATGATACTGAATTTTATGATTATAGTATTCCTACAAGAGTGCCTAGAAAGTTAAACAGGTATTACGAGTTCGAGGTAAGCGTAAGCGATGGTGATACTGTTAGCAAGCGCAAGTTTCAAATTTATGTAGTAGGTGATGATTATCTAAGAGCAGACAATACTATAATGAATGTAGGCAGTGGTATATTTTCTGCAGACAATACATATGTAAGAACCCCTATTTGGTTAACACCCAGTGACCTAGGAATACGCAGAGCAAATAACTACATAACACTGTTCTTTGAAACACTAGACCCTCAATATGTTGCAGGCGACATAGGATACATTTTGTTAGATAAAAATCCTGACGATTCTCCTAGTAGATTGCCTCCAGGTTTAACACTTGATTCAAGCGACGGCGAAGTTGCAGGTCGTATACCATATCAGCCAGCTGTAACAAAAGAATATAAGTTCACACTTAGAGCTGTTAGACAAGGTACACCCGAAGATACATTTAAAGATAAAACATTTACAATTAAAATTCTAGGTGAAATTGAAAGTGTTATATCTTGGCAGAGTCCTGAAGATCTAGGGCTAATAGATGCTAACAACATAAGCACATTAAAAATAGCAGCCAATACTACACTGCCGGGCAATAATGTATTGTTCACTCTCAAAGAAGGTAAACTTCCTCCCGGACTGTCACTTGATGTTAGAGGCGAGATAATTGGTAGAGTGCAGCAGTTTGCTAACGATAGCGGTGACGGTCTTATCATATTTGACGGTAACTCTACTTCGTTTGACGGCGGCGAAACTACCTTTGACAAGACATACGAGTTTACAGTTGAAGCTAGAGATAAACTAGGATATAGTACAGTTACAAGAAAATTCAAACTAACTGTATTTGATCCTAACGATAAAATTTATAGTAATCTTTGGTTGTTGCCTATGCTTCCTAAAACACAGCGTAGCACTTATGCTGGATTTATTAATGACGGTGATGTTTTTGATGTAACTAAAATTTATAGACCAAACGATCCAAACTTTGGAGTTCAAAGAGTTCCAAAGATACTGCTATATGCAGGAATTGAGACTAAGGACCTAGCAGAGTATGTGGGCGCAGCAGGTACAAATCATAAACGCAAAAAGTATTACTTTGGTAATGTAGAAAGTGCAGTAGGGAAAATACCCGGTACTAATGACGAAGTATACGAAGTTGTGTATGTAAATGTTATTGACCCAGATGACACAATTAATAATATTGAAACTAGACAAAAATTCAGTACATTTGTAGGCAAAGCAATTACCGCTGATCAAGTCGAATATGCACCAATTGATGATACTAGTGCTGTAGGTGAAGGTGATCCTGTATTAAATGCAAGAATACGCACAGGCGGAACAAGACAAGTTGAACTAAGCAACAACGGCATCGAAGTTCAGACTAGAGACGGTGCAGTAATTGATCCTGTAGTTAATAACAAATTAACTGTAGAAGGAAGATCATCGGATGTTGATATTAGTCTTGTAAACAATGACAGTGCGCCATATAGATTTAGACCAGACAGTAATACATACAAGACTGATAGTGATGCTATTAGAGTTAGTGACTTAACCAAGCGTGACAAGTATATTAGTAATATTACTAACATGAGAAAAAGTATTCGCGAAGTAGGTGACACTGATAACGACTTTTTGCCATTATGGATGCGCACAGCTCAAAATGGTTCCATAGCATACAAAGGGTATACTGCGTGTATTGTACTATGCTATTGCAAAGTAGGCGAAGCTGAAAACATAAAAGCTGCAATCAGAAACCGCGAATTTGATTTTAAACAAATACCATTAGATATAGATAGATATCTAATAGATTCAACTCTAGATAATGCAGACGAGCAATACATCGTTTTCACTAGTAACAGAGCAAATGTCTAGATAAATAAAAAGTACGAGGAGTATTAAAGTGAGCGATACAAGTAATATTACACCAGGCAGCGTTGATGCAGATTTTCCAGTCGCTGGCCAGGACAACGACAGTCAAGGATTTAGAGAAAACTTTACTGTTATTAAAGACAGTTTAACAGGCGCAGCCGGTTACATAGCAACACTACAAGACGATACAGCTAAAACAAATGCTCCTAACAATATGCAGGGCAACAACTTGTTAAATGCTAACTTTGTACAAGTGTCGCATGAATCACAAGTAAGTGGTGTTGATACTAGTACTTCAACAAAGACACTAGACTTTGAAGAAGCTGCACACTACAATCTTACATTTTCTATAGACTGTACACTACAACTTAGAAATGCTTCGGGATCGAGTTCGGATACTAAATTTACAAAATTTAATCTAGTACTAAGAAAAAACGAAAGTGCATTGGTTAACCCTGTAATTACATTCGATGTAGGTTCTGGAAAAACACTATTTACAGATGGTAATGCATTATGGAGCTCATTTGCTCTTACTGATGATGCACAGCATGTTATGGTTGAAATCGTAAGTTTTGATAATACTAATTTTTATGCTAGAGTGCTAGGAGCATTTACCGAAATTGTTTAGTCCGTTTCAAACAAATTTAGATGATTGTTCTATTAACGAAATAGAAAACAAAATTGCAGAGCTGAGTAGAAAATACCATCAGGCTAACAACCCAGCTCTGCAAGATCAAATAGCGACTTTTATTGATATCTATAAAGTAGAACTGCACAGTCGTATCGCTAAAGAAACATTAAAAAATCAACAACAAAATAATGAAAATGGTGACGATTCTCTTGACAATCTAATCAATGTAAGTTAATATAAGAGTATGTTAATGAAAACAGATGACTTAGGTATTCCACGATTCTCTAATCGCGATCTTATTGATATGATCTATAGTGGTTATGCAGATAAGGTGCATGTAGTATTGTGCGATGCAAACGACGATGTAGACAAGTTTAATTCCGCTATGGAAGAACAAGGTCTAAACAAACTACAAAAGTATATTCCCCTAGATGTAGATCAAAAGACTTTTGACGGTGTATGTCAAAGCGAATGGTTTATGCCTGATGAATATAAGAACAAAGATATTGTTTGGCACGTTCATAATGTAAAAGAAACATACACCCAAGAAGAAAGAGATAGAATAGAAGA